TTTACGTTTTCCTTCTTATCTACCCCATACAGCCACTAAGTAGCCTCCACTACTATGTGGCCCTCCTAAACATTCAATATATAACTTTAGTATTTGTATCTAATTAAGTAGTTAATATAATATATATATATTATTAACTACTTTTTTATTTATAATTATATATATAATAATATTTATGGTTATATATTTATAATATAATATATATATAGTATAATAATAAATAGACTAGAGAGGATTATTAAACATTATGAAAAATCAAATTGCAAAACTATTGGACATTACTATCGATGGCGGAAAGTCTTATTATGTTGCTGGAGTTTACACATCTGAGTATCATGTTAAAAAGGCAGTAATGAAGTTCATTGATGACTACAACAAAACTCGTGATGTTAAAAAGGGTGATGTTGAGTATCATTACAGTGATGAGCTTTGGGTAGGTGTTGATGAGAATACTTTGGTTCTTCCTTTTGGCCCTGGAGCAGAATATCGTATTCGGCAAATAAAGATGAATAAACCTTTTTTTATACAAAAAGGATGATGGATTATGGGAAGACCTGGAAGCCAAATCCCAGAAACCAAGAGGAAAGAAATTGCCCTTCATTACTCGACTACTAATAACCAACAGCAAACAGCAACTCATTTTGGGATAGCAGTTTCAACAGTCCGGAAGATAATCAAGGAAAATCGGAAGTTACTCGACACCATCAATAATAAAAAAAAGAAGACGGTTGAAAGTTTTATCAAAGCGATGTCCGAAGACGCGGAAAAAGCGCTTGATGTTGCGAATTTATATTTCGACGAATTAGCAAGGCCAAGCAAGGTTAAAACAACAAGTCCGAGAGATGCAGCTGTCGTTTATGGTGTAATAGTTGATAAACAAGTCAAGATTGAAGAAATCCGGTTGAGGAAGATGGAAATTGATTTAAAGAAAAAAGAGATCGCCGCAATGGAAAAAGGGGTAACGATTAACATTGCTCCTAGTTTAAGCAGTTTTGCAAACAATCCTCCAACAAAAGAAGGAGAGGGTTAAAAAATGAATTTTCAAGTTGTGCCTTTAGTTCCCGTTCCATTTCACGCAATATACTCGACCAACCAAGAAAATGGTTTTACTGGGCATGGTGAATATGTATCCGATTCGGGGCGAATATCCGGCAAGACAACAGCAATCGGTGAATATTGCTTCACGCGATTGATGAGCCAAAAAGGAGCGAACGTTGTTGTATGTCGAGCAGAAGAAAACGACATTCGATTAACAGTATTCTCGTTCTTTCAAAAATGCATTTCCAAGTTTAAGATGGAAAAGTTTTTCAAGGTGACTTATTCGCCTTTCGAAGTTAAGTTTTTGCCTTTCGGTAACCGAGTCATTTTTATGGCAATCAATGGCGATATTAACAGAACTAAAGGTTTTGAATTTACACGAGAAGTTGATTATATCGATTGTGTATGGTTTGAGGAAATCAACGAATGTGATAGCCCCGAATTTGTTGACGCAGCAAGGTTAACCTTTTTGCGATTCTTTCAAAATTGTTCAAAGGTTTTTTATGTTTACAATCCGCCCGAAGGCAGAATGCACTGGGCAAATTCATATTTCCCAGACATGTACAAACGCGGTCTTGCAAGACGGCTTTATTCAACGTGGGAAGATATCAGAGGTCTATTAAACCAAGCGAGCATCCAAAAAATCGAAGATGACAAAGTAAAGGACTATGATTATTATCGGTATTGGTATTTAGGTCATATAATCAGTCTTAAAGGGCTAGTTTTTAAACAGTTTACACGTGAACGTAACACTGTTAAAAATCTTGATAAAGAGGCGATTGTTTCCTGGATCTCTTGGTTGATTATCTCCGGAGACGGTGCAATCAAAAACGATGCAACTTGCTTTGGAGCTTTGGCGGTGCTAAACACTGGTGCTATCCTAGTTCTGGATAGTTACTATTACGACCCGCTTGTAGAAAACGCACAGTTAGCTGATACGGAACAGGCAAGGCGGATTTGTAAGTGGTTTGTGAATTTCTTTAAGAAATATCCGGGCATCGAACGGAAAAGGATTGTCGGAACTGTTGATAATGCCAATTATAACTTGTTATGTGTCTTACAAGGCACAGAAGAGATGGGGTATTTTAAATGGATCCCCGCAACGGATAAGTCCATTTTAAGAGATACGCACAGGCTTCAAAACTTATTCCATGAAGGTTTGATAATCATTAACGATGATCCATCAACACATAATAATCACGGGATAGACGAAATAGAAAGCTATGTTTACGACGAAAAAACACAAGAAATTAAGAAAAATCAAAAGGATCATTATATCGATATGCTGAAATACGGGTCATTCATTTACTCGAACCCGTATGCGTTCAGTATTATGATGGAAAGGAATAAGTAATGGCAACACTAGACGAAACAGTCCAACAACAGTTACCGGCCTTAGGGTTTCAGAACCTAAGCCCACTTTCAGAAGATGTTTCAAGTTTATATAGACCGTTTTGTAGCGAAGCATTTAGGAATTACGACGAATTATATTTAGACAATGGCTTTTTTTCTGTTTGCTCCAGAAATGTACCGAGTGTATTTGTGGAAAGTTGTTCGTCGCAATATGTGGTGGTGGCGTGGGTTTGTTCCTGGTATTCACGATAAAGGGGTTTTGCCATCGAAGTTAGGTAGCCGGATTTGCAAACGAATCGGCGAGTTAATCATGCTAGGTGGGTTTAGGGTTGAGGGGTTTGATGTCGGCGAAAAGTTTTTAGAAACATTTATCGATAATAGCCAGGTAAGACTTAAGTTGACAAAACATTTACCTAGACTAAACGCCATTGGCAACATGCTTGCAAAACTTGATTTTAAAGCCGATAACAAAATTGGGATGAATTTTGTATCCGGCAACAAGTATTTTGCAATCGTAGATGAGGACCAAGTTGTGCATCAATTTAGAGCGTTGATCGAATATATCGGTCCGGAACCGGTTAATGATGTTAACCTATCAACTAAACAAGAAGAAGGATATTTCCTTTGCGAGGAACGCAAGCTTGAGGGGACAAAAGCATATCAGCGTTATGCTTTGTATAAAGCGCCGGCTTCGATGACAACGGCTGCATTTATGAATTACAAAGAAGCAAGAGGAGTCCCCAAAAGAATCCAATCACGAGTTGAGAAAGTCCTTGGCGATTGTAAACTAGGGGAAGTGTATTTATTGCCGTTCAAAAACTACATCGGCGCTGAGGTGATCCTTAACTCTTCTGTTGTTACAGGTATTGATTTCAATGGTTTTTCTGATAGCACGCTTGCTGATTGTCATACACAATTATTTCAGTATGATATTACAAACACCCAAAAAGAAGGCAATAAATATTTTGCACAAACTGGAGTTTTAATTCCGGACAATATGATCCCGCCCGAGATTACTAACAACCCGAGCGGTAATGCGCAACAAAAGTTTTTACAAAATCAACAAACGCTCGATGGGAGGATTTATAAAAAAGTTCCATATCTCGACAGCAAACAACAACAACATCCGGAGTTCTTTCAAGCTCAGAATCAATCCTCAATTTATAACGAGGACTTAAAAGAAATTGAAGCAACTATAGCTACAATGTGCGGATTAACTCCCACAGCTTTAGCTGGTAATCTGATGGCCAACGGTGATAGAACAGCAACGGAAGTATTAAACAATGACGATATTACAAGAGCAACCATTGAACAAAAACGTGATTTAATCCGTGAACCAATGACGAGGTTATTCAAAGAAGTTTTAAAATACTATGAGATCTACAACGATGGTTCGGTAGAAGACATTGAAATGGTGTTTAACTCAAGTGTTATGGGGAATCCGGAACGAGAAACGAACGACATCACCGCCCAAATCAATGGTGGGATTATGTCGAGAAAAACCGGTATTGCTAGAAAGAACCGCAGCTATTCCAAGAAAGAAGTTGAAGAAGAATTGAAACAAATTGAAGAAGAAGCTGAGAAAAAGTTGCAAATCGGAACTGATGGATTATGGAACGGTATTTAAAGATTTCTGAAGCAGTTGAAAAAAGCCAAGAACTAAAAGAAACTTTAACTTTAATCCAGGACGCAGAAACGAGAATAAAAAGTATAGTTTTTCATTCTTTTTTGACTTCTGACAATGGTGTGGAAGTTATCATTCTACGGATTATTGATGAAGCTATTAATAAACTCCCGGACAGCGAAGACAAGGAACATTACAAAAACGACTTGCTTGCTAATGCGAATCACTGGCTGATGATTGCGAGAATTGGGAATATCAAGGCGCAAGAACTTAGAATGCCAACAATTAAAATAGAGTTACGAGATAATGGAACAATAAACGAATGGGCTTACAAGCAGTTTTCTACAATGTTCGAAAAGGGTCAACCACGCCAAGCAGATTATAGTTCTGAAGTATTACGATTAACTAAAACGATGTTAAACGGCATAGTGAATGACCCTCTTAAAGCTTTTACGGTTAATTATGAAGGCTTAGTCATGAAAACCAATATAAGCATTCGAGCGGCGGCTGAAAGAAGAATTCGTGATAAAATCCATCAAGAAGACATCAATGCGATCAACAAAGAAAATCCTTTAGTTTGGATTTCATCTCATGCGGATTGCTCCGAAAGATGCGAGCCTTGGCAAGGTCGTTTATACTCAACCGACGGTACAAGTGGCGAAATTGAAGGGCATAAGTTCATCCCCATTGAAGTGGCGACTAATTCAAATATGATTATAACTAGCTTAGGAAAGCAATGGAATAATTCAGTTTTAGTCGGGTTTAATTGTAGACATTATACGATTCCGTTTGTTCCTGGAACAGTTCCGGTAATTCGCTATGATGAAAAAATTGTTGCACGTGAACGCGAGATAACCAAAACTATGCGCGAAATGGAACGGGAAATCATCAAAGAAAAGACCCGTCACAAACTTTTGGTTGAAGCAGAGAAAAATAATAATTTGAATTTGCCGAAGCACAGTATTACAAGGCTCATACGCGAAGCTGCAACCAAATATCGAACTTTAAGTGCCAAATATCAAAACTTTTGTAATTCCCGAGGTAGAGCATATCATACATGGCGAACACAGATATTAGTTGACAGGCAAGAAATGGCATCTTCCAAGCCTAAATGCGAC